ATGCCGCTCCTCGCCGAGGGCCTCGCCAAGGAACTCGGCGTCTCCATCGGCGAGTTGCGAAAACTCGGGTCCGAGGGCCGGCTCACCGCCGAGCGGGTGTTTCCCGCCCTGCTGCGCGCCACCGAACGGCTGGGTGCCGAACTCGACAAGGCGCCGCTCTCCCTCGGCCGCGCCTTCGGCCAGCTGACGGCGGCCACCGACAATTTTCTCGGCCAGCTCGACCGCGCCATCGGCCTGTCCAACACGCTGGCCCGCGCGCTGTCCGGCGCCGCCCGCGCGGTGGACGGCGTCCGTCAGGGTGCCGGCCTGCTCAGCGACGGCGAGCGCCTTGCCGGGCTGCGCCGACAGGCCGATGCGCTCGCCGGACAGATCGGCCGGCTGGAGAGCGAGGGCGACGGCCGTGACAGCCTGCGTGCCCCCGTACGCCGCGGCAGCATCCGCCCCGGCCTTGTCGGCGCCGCCGAGCAGCAGGCCGGCGCGGATCGCACCGAACGCCTGGAACAACTGCGCCGCGACTATTTTGCGACGCTCGGCGAGATCGATACGGCGGAGCGGGAGGCGCTGGGGCGGCGGATGGAGGAGCAGGAGCGGGCGGGGCAGGCCGCGGCCGACGGCCGCCGCCGCCGCGCCACCCAGGACATCCAGGACCTCACCCGCGATCTGGACGACCGCTTTCGCATCACCCAGCAATACGACGAGCGCCTCCGCCGGCTGCGCGAGGCCGAGGCGGCCGGCGCGATACCCGCCGCCGAGCGCAGCCGCCTGGAAGCCCTGGCGCTGTCGGAGCGCGACGAGGCGCTGCGCCGGCTGGAGGGGACCAGCCGGCGTGTCGGCGCTGCCCAGCGGGAAAACCGCGATGGCGAGCGCGAACAAAACGATCTGCTGCGCGAGCGCGAGCGGCTGATCCAGGACAATGAGACGGCCTACGAGCGCTATGCCCGGCGCCTTGAGCGCCTCGGCGACCTGGTGCAGCGCGCCGAGGGTGCCGGCCGGCCGATCCCCGGCGACACCATCGCGCGGGAGGCCGAGCGGGCGCTGGAGGAGCTGGAACGCACGGAGGAACGCGCCCGCGGTGCCAGCGAGCGAACGGGCGACGCCGCGCGCGAACTGGGCCTGACCTTCTCCTCCGCCTTCGAGGACGCCATCGTCCAGGGCAAGAGTCTTGGCGACATCCTGCAGGGCATCGAGCGCGACCTGCTGCGCATCGGCACCCGCAAGCTGGTGACCGAGCCGCTGGCCAACGCCGCCAGCGGGCTGTTCAGGACCGCCTTCGAAAGCCTCGGCAGCCTGCTTGCCGGCACGGCGGTCGCCAGCGCCCACGGCAACGTGTTTGGTCCTGACGGGCTGATCCCCTTCGCCACGGGCGGCATCGTCGACCGACCGACCGTGTTCCCCTTCGCGCGGGGCGTCGGGCTGATGGGCGAGGCGGGACCGGAGGCGATCCTGCCGCTGCGGCGCGGGCGCAACGGCAAGCTCGGCGTCGAGGCCAACGCGGCGCCCGTGAACGTGGTGTTCAACGTGACGACGCCCGACGCTGGGTCCTTCCGCGCCAGCCAGTCGGCGATCCTGGCGGATCTCAGCCGCGCGCTGCGGCGCAGCCAGCGGAGCATCTGACGATGGCCTTCGACGACGTGCGGTTTCCCGACCGCATCGCGCTCGGCGCCGAGGGCGGGCCGACCTTCGCCACCATCGTCACCACCTCGACCGGCGGCCACGAGCAGCGGCAGGCCAATTGGGCGGAGGCGCGGCGGCGCTACAACGTCGCCACCGGCCTCAAGCAGCGGGCCGACGTCGAGGCGCTGCTGGCCTTCTACATCGCAAGGCGCGGCCAGCTACGCGGCTTCCGGTTCAAGGACTGGTCCGACTACCAGCTGCCGCGCCAGCCGATCGGCACGACGGACGGCACCACGGCCACCTTCCCGATCATCAAGGCGTACAGCAGTGGTGGCCAGAACGTGCTTCGCCGCATTACGCGCCCGGTCGCTGGGACAGTGCGCTGCTGGGTGGCAGGGACGGAACGCACGCTCGGCCCCGGCGGCGCGCAGGTCCAGGCCAACCTCGCCACCGGCGTGATCACCCTCGGCGCGGCGTTGCGCGCTCCCGCCGACCAGCCCGTCGAGGCGAGTTGCGAGTTCGACGTGCCGGCGCGGTTCGAGACCGACGCGCTGTCGCTGACGCTGCGCACCCATGACATCGGCGAGTGGTCCAGCATTCCTGTCGTGGAGCTTCGCGAATGAAAGCCGTCTCCGCCGGCCTCGCCGCGCATCTCGCTGGGGAGGCGACCACGCTCGCCACGCTCTGGCGCGTGCAGCGCCGCGATGGACAGGTGTTTTGCTTCACCGACCATGACCGCGACATCGCCTATGGTGGCGAATCCTACCTCGCCGCGCTCGGCTACCAGCGCGCGGCGATCGCCACCGGCGCCACGCTCGCCGTCGACGAGACGGAATTGCTGGGCTTGCTGGACAGCACCGCGCTCGACCCGGCCGAACTCCGCGCCGGGCTGTGGGACCACGCCGAGGTCAGGATCTTCGCGGTGAACTACCAGAACTTGTCCGATGGCGAACTGAAGCTCCGGCGCGGCAGGCTGGGCGAAGTCGTCGCCCGCGATGACGGGTCGTTCTCGGCCGAGCTGCGCGGTCTGGCGCAACCGCTGCAGGCGGTGATCGGCGCCGTCTACCAGCCTGAATGCCGCGCCGATCTCGGAGATGGCCGCTGCAAGGTCAACCTCGCCCATGGCGCCGGCTGGACGCAGCAGGCCAGCGTGGAGACGGTGACCGACAGCACGACGCTGGTCCTCGCCGATGACGGCATCGGCGCCTTCGCCGACACCTATTTCGAGGGTGGCGTCGCGATCTGGCAGTCCGGCGGCAACACTGGCGTCGCGCGCGAGGTGCTCGCCTGGAATCAGGCAGGTCGGATGCTGTCGCTGTTCGCGCCACCGCCGGTCGCGCCGGTCATCGGCGACGTGCTGCACCTCCAGCCCGGCTGCGACAAGCGCAAGGCCACATGCCAGGGCGTCTTTGCCAATTACCTCAACTTCCGCGGCGAACCCTTCGTGCCCGGCGTGCTCGCGACCGCGGCGACGCCGGCATGACGATCGACGCGGCCGCGCGAGGCTATGTCGGCACGCCCTGGCGGCATCTCGGCCGCAGCACCACCGGCCTCGACTGCATCGGCCTCGTGCTGCTCGCCGCGCAGGAGATTGGGTTGGTGCTGCCCGACCCCACGCCGTACGAACGCGAGCCCCAGGGCACGCGGCTGCTCGACGGCATCCTGGCCCACGCTACGCGTGTCGCCACTCCCTCCCCCGGCGACGTGCTGCTATTCCGCATGGGCCTCTACGGCGGCCATGTCGGCATCGCCTCAGAACACCCTGCGTGGCGCGTGCCGGCCTGCATCCACGCCTATGCGCCGCACCGCCGCGTCGTCGAGCAACCGATGCAGGGCGAACTCGCCGCCGCCCTCATCGGCGCCTTCCGTCTCCCCCGCCAGGACTGATTCATGGCCCAGCTTGCCGTGGCCGGTGGCGGCGCCGCGCTCGGCGCCGTCCTCGGCTCCGTCGTCCCCGGCGTCGGCACCGTCCTAGGCGCCCAGGTCGGCTGGGCGCTCGGCGGCGTCGCCGGCGCGCTGCTGTTTCCGCAGCGCGGCCAGGACGCCCAGGGACCCCGCCTCACCGACCTCACCGTCCAGACCTCCAGCTACGGCGTGCCCATCCCGGTCGCGACAGGCCGGGTCAAGATCGCCGGCAACGTCATCTGGAAAACCGACATCGAGGAATTTTCTTCCACCCGCCGCCAACGCGGCAAGGGCGGACGCGGCCCCCGGCAGACCACCTACAGCTACTATCTGTCCTGGGCGGTCGGCCTCTGCGAATGGCTGTCGCCGTCGCCCAACGCCCAGCTCCTGAAAATCTGGCTCGACGACAAGCTGGTGTTCGACGCCGAGGCCGCCACCGGCGTCGTCCAGGTCCCCGGCCTCACCTGGCGCTTTCACGCGGGCGACGAGGTGCAGCTGCCCGATCCGCTGATCGCCAGCATCCACGGCGACGACGCGCCGGCGCATCGCGGCCTCGCCTACCTGGTCTTCGAGCGGGTGCCGCTCGAACCCTTCGGCAACCGCATGCCCAACGTCACCGTCGAGTTGTCCGGCAATGCGTCGAGAAACTTTCCCGAGCTGCCGGGCCAGCCGCCGGCCTCCCCGCTCTGGCCCTCCGCCGCCAGCGACTTCTTCATGGGGGCGGGCTGGAGCAACCGCATCGCCGTGGATTACCGCCGCGGCCGGCTCTACGAGGGCCGCCGCCGCACCGGCACAGACGGCGGCGGCGCCGACGAGATGATCCGCGTCTACGACCTCGTCACCATGCAGACCATCGGCGAGCATCCGATCGACCGGGTGCTCGGCCACTTCTTCCCGGAAGGCACCCCGCCCGACGAAACCAGCACCACCGCCGGCATCCTGCATGTCGGGGTGGATGGGTTTCTCTACATGACCGGCGGGCAGCGCATGCGCGTGCCGCTCTGGAAGATCGATCCGGACAGCATGCGCGGCGTCGCCTTCTTCGGGCCGCTGCAGGGCAGCAATCCCACCTTCGACGGCGACGACACCATCGCCCTGTTCGTGCCGATGCAGATCGCCAGCATCGCTGTGCCGCAGCCGGACGGCGGCTCCCGGCCGCTGGTGATCGTTCAGGGCGGGCAGGCCGGTGCCGTCACCATCGACGCCCGGACGATGGAATACGTCTGGGGCGGCAGGGACGCGGTGCTGCCGCCGGCGATCTCGGGCCGTCATGGCATCATCCAGACCAGCGCGCTCGACGTGCAGTTGGTGCCCGGCGGCAGCGGCGCGGCGGGTGCCGACCTCTGGTATCTGCGCGGCACCGGCTGGGACATCGAGCCGCGGATCGAGGTGATCCGGCTGACCTACAGCCCGGCGCTGGTCATCACCCGCACCGACTTCCCGCCGATCGGGATCAGCGTGATCGACCCGGGCGGCGACCGGCCGCTGATCCACGCCGCCTGGTGGGATTCTTCCGACCAGACGCTGGTCATAACCCTCAGCAACGAGGGGCCGATCCAGGGTCCCTACGCGCGCTACAGCACCTTCAAGTATGCGCCCGGCAGTGGCGTGATCTGGGCGCTCGCCGACCATGCACCGGTGGCGCGCCTTCACGGCGGTGCAGGCCGCATCGAGCGCGTGCTCGGCGGCAGCTGGGGCCTCGGCGGCAATTTTTTGGTGCAGACCGGCAGCGGCCAGCCGACCTGGAACGCGGCGGGCCAAAACTTCTCGAACCGCTTCTGGCTGGACGAGCAGCAGGCGGTGATCGGCTTCTCGGGAACGTCGGACCTGCCGACCAAGCGGTTCCTGACCCGCGCCACCGCGAATAACCTGACGCTGGCCGATGTCGTCCAGCAACTCTGCGTCCGCGCAGGCCTCGCACCGGGCGACATCGATGTCGCCGGCCTGACCGACACGCTGCGCGGCTATGTCCTCCCCCGGCCCATGTCGGCCCGCGACGCCATCACGCCGCTCGCCAGCGCCTTCCAGTTCGACGCCGTCGAGCAGGATGATGTCCTGCTGTTCCGCAAGCGCGCGGGCAGCGTCGTCGCGGCTGTCCCTTATGCCGAGGTGG